ATTAGTAATAAGTATAGGATAGTTTTCTATACTAAAATAAGGTTCTTCAAAATATTCATAACAATCAAAAGCAATACTTGGAAGTGGTATTGTAGCTAAAACTCCATCAGATAAATTGTAAACTGTTTGAATTGTTTTAGTCCAAACGTTTTGACCTGTATAATTACCATCAAAATTAATATCTAAGTAATCTCTTATTAATTCAGATATTTCAAAAAACACACTCGTATCTGTACCTACAACACTCTTTCTTAAATTGTATTCAGCGATTAAAGGCACATCTACACTTGAGCCTTGCCATATAAATATATCTAAAGTAGCATAAGCAGTATTAGGTATTGCTGTTCCTGTGTAGTAAGGACTTCTTAAATTTATTGCCATTATTTATTATTTATACTATTACTCATTAATGCTTCTACGTCTAACTTAAACGCTTTAATTAAATCTTTGTCTATGTTTTTAAATGCTTTCTCAAATGGTTTAGTAAAAAACAAACTTGGTGCAATTCCTTTATTCCAAATACTTCTACTAATTAAAAAAGCAGTACTATCATAACTCAAAAACTTACCACTCTTTCTATCTCTAAATTGAAACCTTCTTCTTTTAACCCACTTATTAATACTAGACGTTAACCCTTCTCCACCTCCGCTACTTCTACCACTTCCAAATTTAAAAGGACTATTAGGTGCTTTAGTACTTGATGTTTTACCCCTTACACCTTTGTCTTGAAACACTCCGTATTCTTCCATTATGAAAGTCAACTGAAAACTATTTTTAGAAACTTTAACATCTGAGTCTAAACTTTTCTCTAATTTACCAGAAACGTTTTTATCAGAAGTACGCAGATTCATTCTTGATTTTGTAACTACATACTTTGCAAAATTCTTTAATTCTTTTTCTACATTGCTTAACATATTTCAATATCGTTAGGCACTAATACATCAAACGTTAAAGCCCATCCTGCCATTTCGTTCTCAAACCTATCGTAAAAAGGTTCGAAGCTTGGGTTACCATCTAACTGATAAAGGTTCTGATATATCGTACCACCTCTTAATACTTGAACTAACTTATTAAGTACTGCTAATTGTGTGTTAAGTATATCTTGCTCGTTGTTATTACCTATAAATATATCTACAACTTCTTCTTTTGATATATCTACAACATCCATAGATAAAACAGACATACTAAATCTTAGAATATTATCTTCGTTACCTACATTATTAACTATGATATGTGATAAAGGAAAGATTGATTGCTTCCCTAAATCTATTTTAGTAATATCTCCAATAGTAACCGTGTTAACATTTTCGTCTGCTAATAGTTGGTCTTTAATTGCTTGAGTAACCGTATAAAATCCACGCATATTTATATATTTTTATATTCCCATTGAAATCCAAAAGCACTTTTAGTTGTACCTTTTAAATTATTTGTAATAGAATTACTTGTTTTATTTAAACTTCTTTTAGCTTCTTCAACGCTTCTAAAATTATTAATGAAATTTCCTTTTAAATCAAATTGACTTATTGGTCTTAAATTTGATTTATTATATTGCATTTTTTTAATAGTACTTAAATTATGTTTTAAACCACTCATTCCTTTGTGGTTTTTTTTCATTTTTTTTATTGTGCTTTTAGATATCTCTCTACAACCTTCACCTCCTTCGGTTAAATTACATAGTGAACCTGTTTTCAAATCTCTTCTTCCATACTCTTTAATTAAAAGAATTTCCAACTCGTGTGCGTTTTCTGCTGACAAATTTTTAGCTAATATTTCAATAGTATAATCAGTTTTATTTACAATGCTATTCCAAAATTTATTTCTACTATGTATTGATGATGGTCTTCTTTTACCACCTATGCCTATATAGAATACATCTCCATTATCTTTTCTTCTATGTCTATAAACTAACAATCCTTTCATTTAAAACTTACTTTTAATTCTTCGTGCTTCTAATTCTGCTTTTTCTTTTAAAAATGATAACATCGTAAAGCATTGATGTACATTTAATTTAGTGATATTCTCAAATCGCTCAACATCCCCGTTAGCGAGTCCATAAATTGATTGATACCAACCCCATTTCCTTCCGAAATTAGCTTCTGATGTATAGCTTCCATCTCCGATTCCTTGCTCGAATAAAGAATCGTATGATTCGAGAGTTCTATTCCTAAATTCAAGAAAAAAAAAAGACTTCCAGTAACAGCAGACATTGGTGTATCTTTCATTTTATCGGGATTCAATGTGTTATACTCTACTATGTTATACTTTTCTTTTCTTATGTCCTTAACGGGTCTATAAAGTACGTTCATTGCTATGTGCATATTCTCCCATTTAGAAGCGTTGTTATCCAAATCGATATATTCTCCTAAACTCATTTCGTCTAAGTCTGGAATGAAACCATAAGTAACACCATCTAAAACAAACTGTTCAACGTGTGATGGTTTTGAATCTAACAAATCGTTTAAAATATCTATTATAGCAGTAACACTACTCATCTTCAACTTATAACTTTCACTCAATGGAATACCACAAAAGATTTCAATCATCTTAGCATCCATAAAATTACCATCTGGATTAGCTTCTGCAATCTTCAAGTACTTTTGATATTGACCTAATGTTATTTCGTCTAATGATGTTGGAACGTTTATCTCTATCTTCATAATTATATAATACTATTAATTTAACTTTTTATAAAAAACCCTATACAATTTTCGTAAGCTTGTGATAGTAACAAATATTGTTGAGGTGTTCTTGGTTTTGCAATTCGTATTTCTTTGCCTGTTCTATGATGTATAAAGCACTCAATTACAGAAATCATTTGCTCGTTACTCATTATCTTATAAAGTATTTACCCTTGTTAGGTGTTTCTAATTGTGAACTCATAGCATAACGAGCAGCATCTATACAATGATTAAAAGCATCAATTGGTTTATTAATTGTATTTCCTTCTCTATCTTTTGCCCAAGTATAAGATTGTAACTCCTTAATTAAGTTTGTGCTTCTGCTTGTTATAAATATCTTATTTTGATTTATTAGATTGATACCATAAACAATAGAATCTTTACCCTTTGTACAAGGCATAACTTTATGTCTGTATGTTTTTAGTTCTGCTATTGATTTAGGTTCTGCTGAATCTGCATAGATTACTTCTGTAATATTATTATCGCTTAGTAGATTAGATATATCACTATTTAATAGTTTCTTTTGGTATATTACCTCATCAAAAATATAAGCATCATTGTACTTATACAATCCTATCAACGTTGTAGGGTCATTACTATAACCAAAATCCATTCCGTAACACAATAACCTCGCTTCTAATGGTAGTTCTATTTCATTCCATTGTTTTATACATACACCATCTAAAGAACCTACTTGACCAAGTCCGTAAACCTTCCACCAATTAGCCCAATACTCAGATGTCGTTGCTTTATCTCTTGCAAGTTCTATTTCTTCAACTATTGTTTGTGATAGTGCTTCGTTATCTTTGTAAGTAAGTGTAATAAAATCAGCATCATCTTCAGTAGCAACTTCTTTATGCGCCCAAAAGTTTGCAGTCGGGTTAAAGTCAATCCAAATATCTCCGCTTGTTCTTATTGCAAGTTGATTGTATGCTTCGAATGGTACGTTGTTTGCTTCATTAACGTATAATACATTCCTTCTTGCACCTCTTAATTTATCTGGTTGCTCTACTGAAAAAAACTCAATATAACTACCATTGTTAAAAGTGTATTTTAACGTGCTTCTATTCCATTGATTATCTCTATACCTGTTAGTGTACATCATTATCTTTAGAAAGTCCTTTACAGCACCTCTACGCAAGTGAGGAACAGATTCAGAGACTACACTTGTTTCTAAGTTTGGAGTTCTTAAACATCTATCAATAAGTATAGGGAGTATTCCGAATGTTTTACCAGCCGAAGTACCCCCTTGAATTACTTTTTTACGCTTAGTAAGTGCGTGTAATTTTCTTATTGCAGTTGTTGTCTGAAACATTACAAGTCGAATAACGGTTGTTCTGATGTAATTGTTACGTCTTTAGTTTCTTTAGGTTTGCCATACATATAAGCCATATAAATCTCAAGTGCTTTTAAATTATCATCTTCTATAAATTCCTTTAACTTTAGTATAACACTATCTTTATCTATGTGAGTATTTAGCAATTCTATTAATTGCATTTCTTCAGCCTTAGATTTACGACCAGCACCTTCTCTTTTGCCTCCTCTTTTATC